TTTAGGAAGTCTCTATACTTCATAGGATCCACAGAGATAACTTTCTTATCACTAATAGCCCAGAATGTATCCTCAGAATTAGCTACCTCTTTTTTTACATCCTCTACCACATCAGGCTTAATATCTAACTGCTTAGAGATATCACCTGGTGCTATCCCTTCCTTTAGTTTAGATTTCACCTTTAATATGGTCTCTTTATCCTCAAAATATTTAGTGCCCTTATCACTTCGTTTATAAGCAGATCCTACACAGGTATTAATTTCTATTTGAGTGAAGTCCTTATCACTGTACTGATGGAGGTAGAATTTAGCAGTATTCTCAGATATGCCATACTCAGCAAAACAGGAAGCCACTTTAAATACCCAATTATTTCTACCACCTGATATATCACCATGGTTAAACTTCATGATATTCTCAATGATATTAGCCTCATTAGTCATGGGTAGCACTGGCACCCTTTCAAATGCACTATGCCCTTTCTCCTCTTCTATAAGATTAAATACCTCAGCATCTAAATTGATATAGGCTGTAGGATCATAAGACTCAAAGCATACTCTACTAACATTACAGCTAGATGCATCAAAGTAATCACTATCAATAAACTCCTGAAATGCTTTAAACCTTCTCTTATGGGTAAATTTATCAGATGCTGGTATCTTTATCACACATTTAAGCCCTTTACCTGATGGTGATATAAATATCATAAACACATTAGGGCACTTCATTAACCTTACCTTCTCAGCTTCCATTACCTCAGCACTAGGATAATCATCAAAGTCTAAAATACAAAGCCCTGAATGCTCAATAAGGCCATTATCATTACGTTCATTAAAGGTACCATTAAACATAATAGCTCTGAGGCTATTCTTTAGGCTACTGTATGCAGGATCATCCTCATCCATCCCTCTAAGGGAAGTTATTTTTTCTATTAATTCGGGGTACCCTTCCTTAATTCTATTGTACACATCCACCACATCCTGAGTGTAAGGTGTTTCTTTAGAATTGAAGAGGGATTTAAAAACTGATATGTTCATTTTAGGTTAGTTTAGGGGGTAAATATAGTTAATTATTCTTTATCATGACAAGTTTAAGCTATTTTATGACGCATTTATGACAAGTTTATGACAAGTTTTTTTTAGCAAGATGCCCACTGCTATTGAGTATTAGCGATTTCATGACAGGATGACGAGAAAAAAGATAAAAAAAAATATTTGAATTTTCAAATCTTTCCCAGCCTCCGCTAATAAGAGAATTTGTCATAGCGTCATGGATTAGTAATAATTGCACCTGATCTGCTCTTTAAGTTTCTCTAATTTCTCAATAGTGTAGCACTCCAGGATACGCTGTTTAAGAGGCTTGTAATACTGAGGTAGTACAAACTGCTCTCTAAGCTCTTTTGTGTGCAGCATATAAGCAGGATCCTTTTGCTTTGAGTATATATTGTGCTTAGTCATACCATTTATCACTGTTGCATGGCTTTGATTAAACAGCCTACCTATCTGTGATAAGGTCATGCCATCCTTTTGGAGTACATGATACAGGTAGTATCTGCGATATAGCACCGGCATATACCTGCTTTTTTCTTTTAGGTCAAATTTATCTATGATGTATTGCACCTCTTCTAGTCTGGTCATAATTGTTCTACTTTTAGTATTAGTTTAGGCCACATAGCCATTAACATTATTGCGTGTTCTCTATCCAGGGCTTCTAGGATCCTGATAGCTATCCTTTTTTTGCCACCATCAAAATAGTTATAGGTTACTTTAAAGCGTTTCATTTATGTAGTATTTGTAGTTATCATCTCTCTGCACATCATAACCAATTTTCTCATACATCTTCAAGTATCTGTAAACTGATCTAGTGCTTATGCCTAAGTATCTAGCCATTGAGTGTACAGGCTTAGGCTTAACCTGTAAAAACTGTATTAGCTTTATCACTCTCATCATCCTATACTGGTTCATTGCTCTCAGGTTTAAAGGTTTCGTTGTAGTATTGTTCAAATTCTTGATTGTTTTCTTGTGTTGAGTCTTCATCCCAATCTACTTCAAGTTCCCAATTCCAAGTATCTCGATAAGCAAACCCTTGTTTATATGAATCTTTCATCTGCTCTTTCTCCATTGCTAGATACTTATGAAAGTGGTTGATAAACTCTTTGCCTTCTGTGGTGTACACATTAAAGTAGTTGGGGAATAGTGCCTCTAGTTCAGAGAATACTTGCTGTACTGCTGTCTTCATTTGTCTTTTTTTATAGGGTTATTATCTAATGTGCTGAGGTAGTCCAGGTAAAGCTGTAGGTTAAAGCTCCCCCCTTTATCTCCCTCACTCTTTTTATTTTTCCACCAGTCCATCTTAGCCTGTAAGCTAAAGTGAGTAGGTGTAGGTGTAGTTTCAGTAGTCATCTCTATCGTTATTTAGTTCGTTCCAATAATCTTTGTTGTCTTCCTCCCATTCTAATACATTAAATCTCTCAGGATCCTCTAGGATATAATCCTCAATAGCTGTTATTATTTCTTTCAGCTCATCTTTGTTAGGAGTGAAGGGATGGCATACATCATTTATCCACTGCTCACCTTTCTCAAGGGATACATCCACTACACACTCCCCAGTTTCCATATCATAGGATACAAAATTCCACTCAAAGTCAAGTATAAACTCTATATGATCCACCTCATACCAAATTGATGCTGTGTACTTCTGTACTTCTAAATCTCTTAAGTCCATTTTAAAGCGTTTTAAAGGTTAGTAATGTAAGCTAAGGTGTAAACACTCACCCAAAACAATATAAACACAGCAGAGGTGCTTAAAATGTCTCTATGCTCATCTGTTAGGGGGGTAAAGTAATACACAAGGTCGGTTAGTTTCTTTCTCATTTGTTTTTAATTTTGTAGATTTCTGTTACTGCTTTAATTTCTGCTTGAATTGTTTGTGATTTCTCCATGGCTAGAGCCACATCACAGATGCACTTCCATTTCTCTTCTGTAAAGGATGTGCCTGAGTTAATTTGCTGGAGTAGGTACTCAACAGCTGTTAAATTTTGATCGTTCATAATTGGTTAGTTTTAATTAGTGAAGCAAATATACGAACAAACAATTAATTGTATACAACTTTAGCGTAATTTATAATCATTCTAAATAAGGAATATGGACATAAAACGTGGTCATGTATATAAAATTGAATAATTTGAACATAAGAAAATAAGGGTGTAACATTATGAAAGTTCCCGTATAGTCAAGGTATAACCTTAAATATACTTTACAAAAAGTGGTTAATATGTTAGTTATATTATACATTAAGCCACCATTCTAGACATTATGTTAGTTATATCCGTCACAAATATTGGTAAAATTAGGACAAAAAAATACCCCCCTGCCAAACTAACCAAAGATGCAGAGGGGTTAAGGTAACACATTGGGCGTATTGACCTAGTGCAAACTTACATATTAAATTTGATACTATCTATATACTTATGAGTTTTTCTTTCTCCTGTAGTTTCTCTCACACATTTAATAGTGAGTATCCTACCACCTAATGGCTTAATGGGTGCCCCTCTCTCTACATGCCACCCATGAGATCCATCACCATACTCCTCTTTATAGGTACCTGTGAGCATTAGGTGCAATTGCTTCTGCTTAAGTGTATATCCTGATGCAGGATGGCTTTCTACTGTATCTCTTACATCATTTCTACAGCTGTTCTCATGGATGTGGCCCATAACAAATACATCAAAGCCTTCATAAAGCTCTAGAGCCCTGGTTAAATTAATAGCACCTTTGGTAACTATACCACCACCACCTGATCCATGGAAGTATTTTATCTTAGTGGTAAAGGATGCAGTACTATTGCTTTGTGATGTTTGCTTTATTATTAGCCATCCACCATAACCACCTACTTGCACATTAGATCCTGCTTTAAAGTTTAGGATGTCTACAAATCTCTGCAGGATGTCAGTCTCTTGAAATTTAATTATAGCAGTTTCATGGTTACCATAACCTATTAGCTTAATGATATGTGCATAGGGTAGAAACCACTCCACAGCTGTCTCTACTATACTATCTAAATACCTTGCATTATTGTGCTCAGGTCTTATATCAGATTTATTTCTCCTATTATCTCCCCTCCCTTGCATTAAACAGAACATATCACCGTTAATCATTACAGGTATCTCTTCTTTTAAGCAGTAGTCTAGGTGCCTTTTGATTAGCTCTCTATCAGTGTGTGGGTTATCCCAGTGCAAATCACTAAGAATAGCTACTTTTACCTCACTACCTGCTAACACAAGTTCGTGAACATTCTTACCATGTCTAATCATAAAGTTATTTAAAGGGGTTGTATAATTTATCTAGTAATCTAAGAATAAAGAATAGAGCTATCCCACAGCCAAATCCTATAAAAAATAATTTCCAGCTAGTCTTAGCCTTTTGTATCTTAGCTTCCTTGTAAATGTACTTATATTTTAGCACATCCTGCTTTAGCACCTTTGTCTTATACCTGTACTCAATTCTAGTTTGCCATTTAGTCTTAGGCACATAGATATTCTTAAAATTGATAACAGTATCTTTGGTAGTAATCACCTTTTCCCATATGATAGTATCATTTACTACCACTGGCACGCTGTCTACTGAGATTATTCTGATAGTGTCGCTATCCTGGACAAGCTCTAATCCAAACTTAACAGCTTTCTTGTAGTGGTACTGTGCTTTCTTAGCATCAGAGCAGGAGCCTAATAGGCATAGTGCTATAATTGGTAGGATGTATCTCATAAATTCTGTAGCATTGCTATCATACGTGGGCATGGGTAGATATCACTCTTATCTTTTCTCACACTATTGTGTGTAAATATACCTGGCTCACCCCTCAAAGCACGTTTGTCTATTGCAAAGATGCTAGCAAAGTAATCTCTAGGGATGTTATACTGATCACAAAGGTACACTAGAAGCTGTCTAGTGCTCTCTATTTGTGCATCTGTGTAAGCCTGCCAATATATGTGCCCTTTGTATGGTTTATCTAAGATAGTTAGCTGAGTGTAATCTACTTTACCACCTACATAGTTATAGTAATAACCGTTCTTTTTGGTTAATGGTCCATAGTTACAGATCTCTATACCTACAGATAATCTATCCAGGCCTCTATAAGTTACTCCTGCCTCCTCAAATACTTCCTGTTTAAGTCCCAGGTGATAAGCCCAATTTTTGGAGCTGAAGCACTGCACGATTGTGCCCTTTGAACCAATGATAAAAGCAGTTGCTACCTTACCCACCTTTTGGTTAAAGAATTTAGCTACTGATAGAGCATCTGGTCCACCTGCTGTATGGTGCAGATAGATTTGCCTCTTGTCTGTAAGCTCATCTACGTATTGATCTTTAGATAATCGGTGTTGTATTATCTTGCTTATATCTAACTCCATCTATATCTTGTTTAATTTCTTTTGAACGCTGTAGTAACTGCTTAAAAGCTGACCATATATCCACCCCTTTTACTGCCTTTATGTTCTCATTAATGGAAATGCATTCAATACTACAAAGCACTAAAGATAGAATTTTGGTTAGCATTAGAGGCACTGAAAAAAACTTTAAAATAATATCATTAAGGATCCAGAAGTCTATCAGGTAGAAACCAATTACTGCCACCTCATAAAGCATCATTTTGGATATGATAGTGGATAGCTTGCGTGATGTAATTTGTATCTTAAGTTTCTTAGCCTTCCATAGCCCTGTTAATGTATCCACCACAATAGCGAAACCAATTAAAAATAAGATCCCTGATATAGGTAAAAAGAAAGCTCCTATCACTGTAAGTAATTGTGTAAAAGATTGTTTAATAGTTCCCAATAAGATGGCTAACTGTAGTTTCATATTACAAGTATAGCGTTATTATATCCGTTCTCTCTAAGGTTACCACACATGCCAGTGCATACATTGTTATATTGATTGATACAGCTACAGTTATTAAACATAGGCCTTAGATCTGTATCCATGTTAGTGGTAGATGTAAAAAGAGGGAATAAATTTTTGTTAGCAAGTAACCATCTGATTAATCTTTGCTCAAAGAAACTAGCCTTCTGTGCATAGTGCTCCATACCAAAGGCCACCTCATTACGTGATACACTAGCAGAGTAATCACCTGATTGTGTTTGAAGTCCTTTGTTCTTAAGTTGGTAGGTCAAGCCAAATACTGCATCCTCAGCACTTCTCCAAGCTATCACTGGCTGTATAAATTCTACTAGATCTACCTCATCAGGAAGTAGTGCCTGGTTATTATACTGAGTTAGCAAATAATTATAGAAAGTAGTACCTAGTATAGGTTGTACTCTTAGTGCTGCCT